GCTTTTTCCCAATTTTTAGCATCAATTGCATCAAGCATTTTTTCGAATGTTAATAGTTTAGATAAGCCAAGATTATAGGTCATATCTATAAGTACTAACTTAACTTTATCAGGCAGGTCATTGAAGTCTTTAACTATATTAGATATTTCTTTTACACTTTGTTCTAGATCATTGTGTAATAAAAATTCAGCTTCAGACTTAGTTATCCCTTTTTGTTCAATGTTTCTACCATAACCTATTGTTTGATAGCCTGCTGTGCATTCATAAACTAGAGATGAAAAACCTTCATATTCTTTTATATGGTTAGTTATATCTTTAATAAGATTATTGTCCATGTTTTGATTATACACAGAAAAAAGGCGGGCAGGCATGTGGAATAAAAGGGGTACAAGGAGACTTGCCTGCCCTAAAAAACTACTAATACAACACTAACTAATGTAGCAGCTAAAAAACCTGTTGTAGCATATATAGCTACATCGATTTTATTGTTTAAAGATTTTATTTCTTGTTTAAGTTCCTGAAGTGTTGCAAAGACTGTTTTTGATTGTTCGTGACATTGGGCTAGATGTTCTTTCAAGTCAGAATTAACCTGAGAAACAGTAGCCCTTGCCATTAATTTTGCTCGTTAGGAACAGACAGCATTAGCTGTTGTTCCAGTTGATCTGCTTTTTGCTTGTAACCATTAACAAGTTTAAGCAACTGTTGTACTTGTTGCTCTAACTGTTCGTAACTTGGTTTGTCGTTAGCAGGTTCAACTTTTTTATCTTCTTTTGCCACTTTAACTCCTTTTTCTTAAAGACAAATAATCTACAAAATCATATACCTGTTTATTCCACCCTTTTTTAGGTGCAGGAAATATGCTAATTAATATATTGGCACAGCCATTAGCAAATACCAACCAGAATAGTAAATCTAAAATCCACATAAAAAACATTATACAAAATTTAATTAAAAAATGTAAAGTTATGACCAAACAGCAGATGCTATATCTCTGACAATCTGTTCCTCATTAGAAACATCATCGGTTGATTGTAGGATAATATTTTCTCTACTAGAGATTGGCAGAATATCATCATCAGGGTCATCAAATGTATAAATATAAGTAACCATAATTTTAGGTTGTTCATTACCCTCTGCTGGGTAAACTTCACATCTTTGTACTGTTCTAGTTTTTGCTATTGCCATATCTTAATTATACTGCTGATACTGATAAAGTTCCTGAATTTGTTACTGTTAATTTATATTCTGTGCCATTAGGTGAAAATAAATGAATACCATTTCCTGAGCCATTTATATACAATTCACCAGAGGAATCTAAGAAACTTTGACCATTTACAGTAACAACATCACCAGTTGTAATGCCGACACCAATACCCATTCTACCGATACCAGAAACAGTAGGTGAGCCATTAAAATCAGCAGAACCATCAAATATTGTGAACTGTGTTGAACTATTAACTTTAAATCTAACCCCATAACTACCCTCTAATTCCAAAACATTACCAGTAGCTTCAGTTGGGTAGGCTAAAAGTGTTGATATATCTTGACCATCCAAAGTAATGACAGAAGCATCAAGTGTACCTGTAACAGTTGCACCACTAACATTCAATGTAGTTGCTGTGATGTTCCCAGATACAGTTGCACCTGTCGCTGTCAATGCACCTGCTCTTGTTACCCTAAATGGTGCAGAACTAAATGTATTATTACCTAAATGAATACCATCAGCAGTGCTTAAACTCACTCTCGTTGAACCACTACCTGCTGTTAGTGAGGTGCTGCCCAATGTGAAGCCACCAATAGTCCCTGAACTTGATGTTATTGTTCCTGTAACATTAGCAGATTGTGCTGTCATAGCACCTGCTGAAGTTACAACAAATTGACCACTGTTGATATTTAGGCTTCCTGCATCAATAGCACCTAAATCTGAATTTATTGCAGATAAGTTAGTAACTGATATATTGTCTTGGTCTATTATCCCTACTAACAATTCACCTGCGACTGCTGTGATAGTTGTGCCATCAATACTCAATCTATCAACATTGAGTGTACCTGCTGTGATATTGTCTGCTGTTAAGTTAGTAACAGAAACCAGCGATGCATTAATTGTGCCTGTGGTTATTTTAGAACCAGATATAACTGTGACATTGTTAGCAATAGCTGATTCTACATCAGTGGCATCAAAATCGGTAAAGCCTGAATCATTAGTAAGATTAGATATATTGTCACCACTGACGATGATAGAACCTGCTGTGATGACACCAGAGACATCAATTCTTGCAGCAGCTACTATCCCTGTTTGTATGACCCCACCACTGATATTTGTGACATTTTCATTAACTTCAGAACCAGTAATAAAATCAGCAATGTCGGTATCTGTAGCATAGCCACCTATCGTTAGGGTTGTGCCATTAAATGATAAAGCACTACCTAGTGAGAAATTAGAACTGGTATCGACATAAAAAGGTGTGTTGCTGTTATTGAATGTGCCAGTGCCATAATAGGCTTTGGTTGTCGTAAAGTTCATACCACCAATAGCACCTTGAGCTATTTCTGGTGTATCAACAGCACCCCCACCAATGTCATCGTTAATTACTGGGTCTACTGTGACATCAAATGAATTAAGTGGTGTAGGGTCTGATTCAATACCTAATGTATTAATAGATATGACTTCAGCAGAGTAACCATTGGCTTTAGGTAATTCAGGTAAATAAAATCTATTCTCTTTAACCCTACCATCCCTAATAACATTACCACCCTGATTTATAGCATCGTAAACTTTAACTGCAAATTCAAAACTTGTATAGCCATCGGCATCAGTCCAAGACAAGTATGCTGGTGTAGAACCACTTTTTTGGACAAAGTTAAGGTTGGTTACCTGTTCTACTCTATATGGGTCTGGTGGCAATTCCGATGCTTCTATCGGTTCTTCTGGTGGATTATTCCAACCATATATACTGCCTTGATATTCAACTGCACTAACCTGTATGTTTAAATCAGGCTGTATGGTCATTTGGGTTATACGATATTGTTCTTGTGATAAATCTAAGTCAGAACTGGTGATGGTGATAACTTCACCAACCTTTGCTTTTAATACTTTGGGTGTTGCAACAAAAGATATAGTTCTATTGTTTCTTGACCTATTTAATATCGCATTGGCATGATTGTAAGCAATCCTTTGGTTAGTAACATGAGGGAACTGAACTCTGTGTTCAAGCAATTCACCACCATCATCGCTTAATGGACTATGTTCAACAACAACTGTATCGGCTTCGTAGTTTTTGGATGAATTATAGAACTCAACTTCAACTCTATTGTATTTCTGCTCTTTATTTTCTAAAGATAGTTCAATACCTGCTTCTAAAATATCATCTTCATCTAAATTAAGAACTGGTGTTTCAGTGCCTTCAACCTTTATGGAATATGTACCATTGGTATAGTTAAAGATACCCCTCATGTTTGCTACAAGGTCTTTGGTATTTTCTAATACCGATTCATCAGTATCTATAACTGCATTGGTTTCAAATCTATCTTGTGTTTCTGTTATTGTTCCAGTAGTGCTAGATGTGATGGCTGTGGTGACTGCACCATCTTCTAAATCTATGAAATATCTTCTACGATAAGCAGTGTCAAACTCATCAGAGAAACCACTATTATCTTTACTGATTACTTTGCCTGAAAAGTAAGTAGTGCTGTTCGCTGTGAAAGATATATTCGTGCCTGTTTTTATTTTATTAAAATTATCTTGTCCACTTATCTCAATTCTGTCTGTGTCTGTAGAAGCCCTAATAATTGCTACATTGCTATGCGTTATTGTTTGTACATCTGTTTCACAATCATTGGCAGCAGCATTAAAAGATGTGGTATCTATCTTGCTTGTTGCTATACCTTTACCATACTCATCGTTGGTTAAGTAATCGTATAAAATTAAAGCAGGATTATCTGACCATCCTGTAGTCGATGTTCTTGTGTCTAATACTTTTTTACCTTTAACGACAGCAGTAAGGTTTGGTATGCCACTGAACATACCTTGTGTATCGTATTCATAGTTAGCAGCGATGTAAGCTATGCCTGATAATTTATGGTCTTGTGACCAGCTATTAGGTCTTGAGTTTGTACCATCAAAAACATGATAAAGCATTGGGTCTGCTTCTTGTGTAGTAGAACCATGATGAATATTAAATACCATTCTTGGATTATCGCCACCTGCACCACCTAAGACATTACCAATATCAACAGTGTTTTCTGATGCTACTGTACCACCAAAGTAATTGCCTTCTTTTCTCAGAACATAGCCTTGACGATAGACAGAAGTATCATTAATTGACCTGCCATCAATTCTCAAATCCGATATGCTTTCAACTTCACCAACTGCTAAAGCATAAACAACAAATAATTCTTTATTAGCAACAGTTTCCATAAATACGACAGTACCTGCCACTCTCCTTGTGCCATAAACAACAGGAATACCACCACCTGTGCCAAACTTAGTTAGCAATATATCTTGCCCTTTTTTGAGCTTTTTATTGGTTCTGTGGGCTTGTATACCCTGAATTGTTAAGGCAGCAATATTGATTACAGTTTGATATTTTGTATAAAAATCAATAATAGCTGCACCAACTTGTACAAAAAATTGAAACATTATCTATTCCACCTCACATCTGAGTTAGTTAAGTGGGCTGCATCAAGCCCTTTATCATTGGGATATATTGATTTCTGTGATGTGCTAGTGAACTTTCTTCCTTTAATTATGTTCCAATTTTTCCACTGATTAGCTAAACCGATATTGACTGCAAAAGTATCTTTCTGTTGCACCAAAGAAGCATTAGCCACTGTACCTTCAAAAAACAAATAAGCATCTAATAAAGTTTCATCAGCATCCAAAAAAGCCACATATATTTTGGCTGATTTATTAACAAAATCTTCACTCTTGAATATATCTCTAACTGTAGTTGTTACATTTTTTAAAGAGACATTCATATTTGAATATTCTAAATCTCCTGATTCTTGCACTTCTTGTAAATCAACAAAATTACCACCTGCTGAATAAGTAACAGAATCATAAGTTAAATCTTTGACATGGTTGGTAACTGTAATTGGTGTTGAGGTCTGAATGTTCAGCAAGTGAACAATTCTTATGCCTTCCTGCAAGATTAGCGTTTGTATGTTAGAACTTAATGTCCTTGCCATTACAACACCTCACGAACATCAAAACTTAATGTAAAGAAACCTGCTGCATCGGTGCTGTATAAAACATCGTCTTGTACTAAAGCAACAGTGAATGATGGTTTATTAACTGTAACTGCTTCATTATCTGCTAATGCTGCTTGTAAAGGTGGTTCAATAGATACAGTGGCTTGACCACTGGCATTGGAATTGGCATCGCCTGTAACCATATAGACTTTGTTGTGACCACCAAACTTAATTAAGTCACCACCTTTTAAAACATCATCGGTAGAAACACTAAAACCATCCATAGCTATTGTTGAATCGCCTATCGCATGGACACCATTAGCCAATATATCTGTTTCACCTTTGTCAGCACCTAAATTATCTAGCGGGTATTCAAAAGTAAAATCTTCAAAGCTACCTTTCTGTTTAACTAAGAAAGCATAGTATTGTTGAAAGTCTGTTTGTTTCATAGGTGGCATTTGTACGCTGAAGCTAAAATATTGGGCTGCAAACTGTTTGACTGACCTTTTGCCACTCAAAGTATAGGCTGTGTTATTTGGTCTGTTAGAAGTGAAATTAAACACTCTAGGTTTCTTAGTTGTTGGAAATGCACCTGCCATTAGATTAAACCTACCTTACCTTTTTGATTCATGGCTTGTGAAATCATAGCTACGATTTGATTCTTTCTTGATACTAATAGTTCATCAAAACCACTAGCATCGGTAGCTTGTATTGTGAAATTAACTGAAGGTGCTGCCATTGGCATTTGCTGATTTTTGCTATGGTCAATAATAGTTTCATTCGGATGCAGTATAGCAGGGAAACCACCCTTACCATCAACTCCACCCGTTCTATTACCCATACCAGTATAACCTCCTCCATCGAATCCTCTGAAAAGTTTAAAAATGCTACCAAATATTCCCCCTTCACCTTCACCTGTAAATAGTTTTCTTATTTGGATTCTTGCAAGATCTGCTATAAGTACATCAACAAATTGTTTGAAATCTAATTTTCCAGTTTTAACAAAATTAACTAATGCATCTTCAGCATTTTTAAATGCGTTTTGAAAGCTTGAACTAATTAAACCATCTATGCCATCTTTACTAAATTTTTTAAGTTCGTCCATACCTGTTTGACCGAATTCTTCAAGTGCTTTCATAAAAGGGCTTTGAAGATTAGCGGCTCGAGTAACAGTTTCTTCAATAGAATCATTTACATCATCTTGTTTTTTTTCTAAACCATCTAATGAAACTATAACATCAGCAACTGCAGCAGCATATTTAGCTAAACTAATTGGTCCCATTCTTTCAAACTCTTCTGCTGAATCCTTGAAATGGTGAAAAAATTCTCCCATATCATCTAAGGTTCTTCTCAATGAATTAACTAATTCTTGAAAACCAAATATCATTTGCACTATAGCTGTAAGAACAGCTCTAGCTATATCTTTAGCAAATTTTTCAAATCCACCTTTTTGTTCAACTATTTTTTGAACTTTTCCTACAAGAGTTTCTGTTGCAGTTTCTAATGCAGGTGCAAAAGCAGCTGTTAATTGGTTAGTTACTCCAGCTATCAATGTTTTCAGTCTAGTAAATTCATCTGCAAAATCAGCAACACCCCTAGCAGCATCAACAGATAAAACTGCTCCTAATGATGTAGCATCATCAAAAAATTCTTGCAATTGTGAACTACCACCTTTTAATGTATTGATTAAAGCAGCACCTTCACTATCGAAGGCTTTAAATGCTAAAGCTAATCTTTTTGAAGAATCTTGTACTGTATCTAACCTATCTGCAAACAATAGTAATGCTTGTTCTGGAGAAAGATCTCTAATATCCTTTTGTCTTATTCCTAAATCTTTTAATGCTGGTAAAAGTTCACCAGTACCTTTCTTAGCTTCACCAAGACGTCTGGAAAATCTTTGTAAAGCCATATCAGCTGTTCTAGTTTCAACACCTGTTTGTTCTGCCGCAAATCTAAATTTTTGTAAAAATTCAACATTGACATCAAGTTTATCTGCAGTCTTAACTAATGTATCAACAAAGTCAGTAGATTTAAGCACAACAGCTCCTACAGCAGCAGCAGCACCAGCAAAAGCAGCACTAGTGCCCATCATTGCTTTAGTTGTGAACATTGCTGTTTTTTGTATTCCTTTTAAACCAGTTTTTATTTGATTAAAACTATTCCTAGTTTTATTGATAGCAAGGAATTCAAATTTATATTTAGTATTAGCCATTTTTTTGTTTTTCTGCTTTTATTTTAAAATATGCTAGCCATAATTGATATTCTTCATATGACATTTGCTCTATCTCAGCAACTGTCTTATGTAAAAGTTCAGCTAATTGAAATTTATTGAATAATAAGGAATTAGATTCTAATTTTTTTTTATAACTTCTTCTGACTGTTCTGCCATAATTTCGTTAGAAACTCTAACAAGAATATTGCGATCCACTTTATTAAGAAGTGTATTTTTATCTTCTAACGAAAATATTT